GGGATACTGCTAATGTAACGGCGGTGATTAATGAATCATTAACGTTTGTTACAACTCAAGAGTTTAATGAAATAAGTTTAAAGGTAAGTAGTTTCGAAGGTAACCTGGCAAAATTTGAAACAGCAGGTGGTACACCAACTGCTATTACTCTCACTGGAATAGATGTTTTAATAGATGGCATAAGTAAAACATTTATTGCATCAGTTAGCAATAATAGTTCAGCAACTACAATCAATTCAAAGCCATTATACAAGCCTGGGACAACTACAGCACCTAATTTAGTAGCTGGCAAGGCTTATACAGTATGGTATGACTTAACAGGTGACTGTTTTTTTATCAAAGCTAGTGCAGAGGGTGATGCCGTTGCTGAAAATGTACTAGCAGGTAAAAAATTCAGCAACGATGATGATACTGGATTAGTTGGTACAATGGTTGAAAGGGATGCAGATAATTTTGCAAATAATACAGTCACTATGAAGAATGCAGTTACTAATGGCGATTTTAGTAATGGTACGACTGGTTGGAGTGCATACCAATCAACATTAAGTGTTTTAGAAAATACATTATCTATATTAGGCAATGGTGCTTCTAATAGTAGCAGAACAATTCAATTCACAAATATTCCAATTTCTTCAGGTAAAAAAATATATCTAAAGGCTATTTGTAAAGTTACAAATTCATTATGTACAGCAATGCAATTTATCGGTAGGGGATCTACCGTAGACGGAACACCGCAGACAATTATATTAAACGCACCGACTATAAATGCTTCTTATACCTTAGCAAGTGTAATAACGATGCCAAGTAATGCAGTAGGGAATCTTAAATTAGACATAGTCCAATTCTATTCTGATGCTATCACTGCTAATGGAAAAGTAATGGAAGTTAAAGACGTTTTGGCAATTGACCTTACTGCTATATTTGGTGCAGGCAACGAACCAACGAAAGAGGAAATAGACGCCCTTATATCTAAATCAGGATGGTTCAATGAAAATCTGTTACTACATTCCTTTGAAAAGGGTGCCTACTTAAAAGACGGTGTTGTATCATTGCCTACTATTGCAGTTAATGATTCAAATTTATTGAGTAACAATATCAAATCTGGTGTTAGCATATTTGGTATTCAAGGCAACAGTAATGTAGTCGACACTAGTGCGGGGGATGCAGTTGCAGGAAATATACTTAGTGGCAAAAAGGCATATGTTGATGGTGCCTTAGTAACTGGAACAATGACAGACCATAGTGGAGCAGTTGGCAGTAATGCTCAATCAAATACTAGAATTTCACACGTATCAAACAGTGAAAATGGTATTGATGGCTTTATAATACTCAAAGTACCTCTTACTGGTTATGTTGATAATACAACTGAAATCGCGCAGTATGTTAAAAATATGCGTTCTGAGAATATTAAAGCTGGGATTAAAGTTGGAAATGACACAAAATTTCTAACAGGTACTTATACATCAGATGCAACAGCGGTTGCAGATGATATGGTATCTGGCAAAACGGCTTATGTGAACGGTGCAAAGATTACTGGTAATATAGTACAGCAACCCAACAATGTTGCACCATCAAACTATAGTTACTGGCCACCCAATAGTGGTAATGGTAATGTTAATGCAATGGCCCATATGTTGCCCCAAGCAGGATATTATAATGGTGGTGTTTGGGTTTCAGCCGAGGTTCCAGATTTAATTGCATCTAATGTAAGAAGTGGAAAAAATATATTTGGATTAGTTGGAACTTTAGCGGAAGGTAAAAAATATGTAACAGGAACAACTTATACGCTTGAAGGCAAATATCTGTTATTCAAACCAATAAACAATACATCATTTTCTTATTATACTCCGTTTGGATTACGTATTAGTGGCCTACCGTTTAGCCCATCAATATTGCAAGTGGATTTTAAAGTCAACACTTCAGAATTCAGATGCGTGGTTTATCAAGGACAAAAACAGTATAAGATGGTTGAAGATAAAGGGTATAATGGTGGAGCGTATATAATTGATGCTAATTCAGCAACTTATAGTTTTTTAAGTGGCAATAGCGGAATTGTGTTTACCAACACAGAAAATTCGGCGCTTATATCCAATGTTTCCTGGATAGCATGGGAATAAAGAAAGGAGATTATTATGCAATTTTTAATTATTTATGATACTACAGGTTTTATTATTTCTGCTACTAGTGGAAACTCAAGGGAACCAGAAGGATTGCCATTTTTATATGTAGATATTCCCGATGGAAAATATGCTGCCAAAGTAAATGTATCTGCAGTACCACATGAAGCTGTTTTATATGATACAGATTTTATTAATATCAATAATGCAACGCTCGAAGAAGTAAAAATGTACCAAGTAGCAAAAAGTAGAAAGGCTCTAGAGACATATTTGGTCACAAATCCAATCCTTTCTACTTGCCATAATCCTAATGGTGCTTATTATGCCATTACAGAAGATAAACAGCGATATTTAACGCAAATGATTATGATTACGCAGTTAGCTATCCAAGCTGGCCAAGAATATCTTCCAAGTTGGAATGCTACAGGTGAACCTTGTACATACGATTGGACATTGGAACAATTACAACAGCTTGCCTTTGAAATTGAATCAGTAGTTAGGCCAAAGATAACAGCACAACAGACTATGGAGGCGCAAATTAATGCGTGTATAACAAAAGACGAAGTGTTGTTAGTATCCGTAATATTTTAGGAGGTTGTATGAAGCAGTTACTTAAATATCTTGTATTATCGATAACTGGCGGTATCATATATTACATAATCGAGCTCCTATGGCGCGGCTACAGTCACTGGACTATGACTATTGTAGGTGGCATATGTTTTATCCTAGTTGGTATGATTAATGAGTTTTACACCTGGGATATGGCACTTATCAGTCAGATGTTTCTATCGGCCATAATCATAACTGGCATGGAGCTGATAGCAGGGATTATACTAAATATATTCCTGGTGCTAAATATCTGGGATTACTCTAATCTGCCATATAACTTTATAGGACAGATATGTCTGCTATATACAAATATCTGGTTTATCTTATCGCTGCCGGCAATACTTTTGGATGATTACATAAGGTACCGGTTCTTTGTAGAGGAAAAACCACATTACAAATTATTTTAGAGCCTTCGGGCTCTTTTTTAATACAAAGAAAGAGAGGATTGATTTATGAAAAATTCATTACTTGCTATTGTCGGAATCTTCGGCAGTATGATATCTAACTTACTCGGAGGATGGGACATGGCCTTACAAACACTAATAATCTTTATGGCGGTAGACTATATCACAGGTCTTGTTGTCGCCGGTGTATTTAAAAAATCCACCAAGTCAGAATCCGGTGCACTAGAAAGCAAAGCTGGCTATAAAGGCCTTGCCAGAAAGGGCATGACATTACTTATAGTTTTGGTAGCAACTAGACTCGATTTAATGATAGGTTCCAATTTTATTAGGGATGCAGTGATTATTGGATATATTGTAAACGAAGCTATATCCATAATCGAAAATGCCGGATTAATGGGATTGCCAGTAGGGAAAACATTGACTAATGCAATAGACATTTTAAAGAGAAAGGGTGAGGAGAATGGCTAAATATTTAATAGCTTTAGACGATGGCCACGGAATCGAGACTGCAGGTAAGCGGTCTCCTAAATTGCCTGATGGATCAGTTATGAAAGAAAATGAGTTCAATCGGGCAGTTGTCAGTAAATTAGACATAATATTAAAAAGATGTGGTTTTGATACGCTGCTTACATCTCCAACAGATACAGACATACCTCTGTCACAGCGTTCATCTCTTGCTAACAGTAAAAAGGCTACTATCTTAGTATCAGTACATGCTAATGCTCTGGATGGTAGTTTTGAGGGATCTAATCCAAAGGGAGTAGAGACTTATTATTATCCTGGATCCGTAAAAGGCAAGAAACTGGCCGAGACAGTACACAAATATCTTATCCAGGGTACAAAACAGACTGATCGCGGAGTTAAAGCACAAAACCTTCACATGGTCCGGGAAACAAATATGCCGGCTATTTTAGTCGAAGCCGGATTTATGGATAGTCTGGAAGAAATACAATTACTCCTGAATGATGATTTTAGAAATGAGGTTTCAGAGGAAATTGCAAAAGGAATTTGCGAGTACCTGGATGTTAAATATGTCGCGGAGGAAAAGTCAGATGTTATCTACCGCCTCCAGATTGGCGCTTATAGCAATCAGGATAATGCTATTGCTGCCAGGACTAGGTTAAAATCATTGGGTTATGATGCAATTATAATAACAGCCAAAACATAATCAAAATACATTCTAATTAAAATCTTGCTATTCTATTCATAAGTATATGTATGATGCCATAATATATTATTTAATGCGTATATAATTGTTATGATTGACTTAGTTTATATCATATCCTATAATATGTTTTGATAAATAAAATATAAAAGGTGGTAAATATGGATAATAGATTGAAACCTTTAAAATTTGTAAAGGATATAAGAGATAAACAAAGTGAAGTTGGATATACGATAGAGATGATGGCAAATACCATTTTAAATGGAGTTGGAATAGAACAAGCGCCAGTTGATGTCGAAATAATAGCTAAAATTATTGGCTTTAAGACGTATACAACTTCAACATTTAAACAGGATAGTTTCAGCGCTTTTATATGTGATAGAGAAAAAATTGTAAAAAATTTTGATTCAGGTAGCCTTATAGTAGTTAGAAAAGCTGATAGTATTGAAGTTAAGCGTTTTTGGCAATCCGTATGTATTTGTCAATATATACTTAACGCAAATGAGAATGAAGATTTTAATCAAACATTTAGTTACAATGATGTAAATGATGAAAAAGAATATGTTCTGGCAAGAGCAATTTTAATGCCACAAAAAGAGTTGGCTATGTATATTAATAGTCCGTTGTTAAGGAGTGTAAAAGGTACAGAATTAACGAAAAATATAGCTAATTCTTTCTTAGTACCTGAAAGCATAGTACAATTAAGACTCATAGAAGCTGGGTTAGAAATATAAAGGGGAGGAGCTGTCTATGACTGATTCAAAGGATAAAAGAAATATTGAATTTATTAATGAAGATAATAATTTAAACCGGAAAGATTCTGCAATACCTATTGACTACAATTTATCGGATGACGCTCTTCCTTGGTACGATGCGCCAGATGATGGTATAACATGGGACAATGCTACTGTGGACGACTTTTCTTTACCAACAGATGGACAAAATAGCATTAAGCATGCGAGGGAGTCATATAAACGAGTAGATAACCAAATTATAGATTTTATAACTAATTTTGTTGTTAATCAAAATAGTACAATTAAACAAAAACTCTTTTTAAAAAATATCTTCTTTTGGATTATCATGGGAATTTTTATCATAGTGACAGCTACCCCAATACTTGTAGTAATATTAGTTAACTCAAACAATACATTGGCATTTATATCAAGTATATTAGCGGCAATAACACAAACGCTTGCCTCAATAATTATTCTTCCTAAGATAGTTGCAGAATATTTATTTAATAAAGAAGAAGATGTAGCTACTTTAAAAATTGTTGAATTAATGCAGGCTTATAGTGAAACAGTGCATGGTTATGATAAAGAAAAGTGATAATTTAAAATTTAGATTATAAATAATACTTTCACTATAATATCAATGATAATGCCATAACTGTTAGGGCCAGGTTAAAATCCTTGGGGTATGATGTGTTTATCGTAGCGGACAAAAAAATAATAAAAGCCCCGGTCTTATTAAACTGTCCAATGTTTATGGACTAGTTTATTGTGACCGGGGCTTCATTTTAAGCTACCTGTTTTAATAGATAGAAGTTTATCAATGTTAAATCACTTCTTCTATATACGGAAATGGACAGGGGTAATAAGTTGTTCGGTTCAGCTCCACTTTTAGTATCCACTTCCGAGTAAATCTCGACGTAGGTTGGATACACAACAACTTTTTTAATATAAGTCTTAATGATTCTTTGCTGATCATTGAGGCTTTTATTTTTTATATTCATATCCATTCTCAGAATCTCTTTTACTTTTTCTTTACTTGGAGCATTAGCTAAATCATTATTAATTTTTAGATATTTTAGTCTATCCAGTAAGTCCCGTTTTTCTAGTTCTAAATATTCTAATTTTTCCTTAACTGCATCAGAAAATAAACCATTCATAATAGCATTGACCATGGAATCAATCTGTTTATTACTGATTGCCAACCTCTTTTCTAAATCATTAATCTCTCCAGGTATCTCCTTTGACATTTCATTCATTTGTTCCATAATAAAATCAACTAATTTATTAATTCCGTCTTCTGAAATTGTAGTTTCTAGTTCATCAATAATTATACTTTCAATAAGGTCCTTCCTTATGTCTTTAGCATCGCAAGTTTTTTTTGCTTTCCTGGTATTGCATTTATAGGTAATTCTTAGTGACTTATTTCTACCAGACTTAATTTTATTACCACACATGGATCCGCCGCAAAGTCCACACTGAATTACACCTGACAGAAGATACACTTCTTTGGCTTTTGCCTGCCCGCCTGCTTTATGTTGTCTTTCATTGTATATTTTATTAGCATTATCCCATTCACTATCTGATATTATTCTTGGGATACCATCTTCAATTCTCACTATATCATCTCCAGTAACATTTTTTAAAATACCGTTTTGTTGTATACGTTTATTTTTTCCGTATACATATACACCTTTATACTTTTCATTTCGTACTATTGCATTAATGGATCCTGCTGTAAATTGAGTGCCATATTTTGTTCTGTATCCATTAGAATCTAACCATGATATTATTTCACCTACGCTATGGAAGCTATTTACCATTTCAAATATTTCTAATACTGCCTTGGCCTCATGTTTGTTAATAATATAATTTTTGTCTTTATCTACATCATAACCAAAAGCTGGTTTACCACCAGTGTGTTTACATTGCAGAGCATTTTCTTTTAATCCCTTCATTACTTCTCTGGCAAGGTTAGCAGAGTAGTATTCAGCCATCCCTTCCAGGACAGATTCTAATATTATTGATTCAGGACTATCGTCAAAGTTTTCAAGGACGGAAATAAGTCTAATTCCATTTTCTTTGAGTATTCTTTTATAAAAGGCAGAATCATATCTATTTCGGGCAAAACGATCTAATTTATGGCAAATAACAACGTCAAACAAGCGGTTCTTAGCATCGGATATCATCTGCAAGAACTGAGGTCTGTTATCTGTTTTGGCGGAAAATGCCTCATCAACATAAGTTTTAACTATTCTATAATTATTATTATTTGCATATTCAGATATTGCTCTTGTTTGAGCCTCTATCGATTCTTCTCTTTGATTATCCGAACTATATCTAGCATATATTGAAGCCCTTAACATATTAATTATTCCTTTCTGAAAATGTGCAGAAAAATAGCCCTAATTAATAAACTAGAGCGTATGTTTGGTATTGTTAGGCAATTCCAGGTGTGATATAATATGCCTGTGTGCGAGATATTATATAGGCTAGGCTCTAGTTTATATGTATCGGCAAACCGTTCCTATTGCAAGTAGGGGCGGTTTTTTATTTTATATGTAACTCATACGTGTTGCCTTTTTTAACTCTTGTTATTATTCCATATTTCTCTAAGTCCATTAATACAGAACGGATGATGTGTTTATAATCTGGCTCGAATTCTTTGTATATATTGCTTTGCTTTATACCATCATTAGCCTTAATAAACTCTATTAATTTTGACCTTATTATTGCATGTTCATCAATATTTAATCTTCTCATTTCCAGTTTATCAAGATGATTTTCAAAGTACTCTATATAGCTAAAATCAGGGTTCTTCGAATTATGACAGTGCTCCCACATATCATCAAAATATATCTGACCTCCTTTGCCATGGGAATAACAGAACTCTCTGAATTGTTCATAATGAGCAATAGTTTTTTTTGTTCTTATGACTTCTTCATCTAAATTATCAGACGATATAGAATTTGCTAACTTAAATAGCTTATCTTCGGCAAGTGAGATTGTTTTTTGAAACTTATGATAAAAACAACTGGATAATTCATCATCATCATCTTCTGTTCTATGAAATTTAGGATTGGCGCTGTTTTTCTTGTAAATAATACTTTCCTTAAAGCCATCGATTTGCGCTTGCTTAATCGTTTTTCCATCAGGCAATAATGTATTTAAATAGCTGCTATCACCAGAAGGTATAAGCTCCATCTCGTCATTGTGCTTATTTATATAGTTTATCATTTTTATGGTATATTTTTTGTCATTGATAGAGGAATTTCTGCGTTTTAAGAGCTTATAAATTAAAATTGGTAGAATCACTAATATTACTGCAGTAATTACTGAAGAAGTATTTTTATATTTAGATATATTTAATAAAAATCCAAACTCCCAATAAACAAAAAAAATAATTAGAAATACTTTAACTATAAATTTCATATTAATCCCCCTTATTTATGGTTTACATCATTTACCATTATATCAAAGGAAGATAAAAAATACTACCAAAAGTTACAAATATCACTTGTAAAAACAGAACAGATGTTCTATAATTTATTTATCACTACTTTAGAACGTGTGTTTGTAATGGAGGGAGTACATATTGAACGCAGATGAATACAAGGATACAATTATTAAATTGTTAGATAAGATAAATGATGTTTCCATCTTGTCTAAAATCTATACTGTAATAAAAACTTTTCTGAACTAGTTTTTATAAGTGGAGTAGGTGAGAGCCTACTCTTTACTTTTTTCTGCAATATGTATTATAAAATTTCTTAACAGTTTTTTGCTATCTTCATCTAATTTCCAATATTCAATTACTGCTTGCATAGCTAATTTATCATTGCTCTTAGAAATCTCTGTAGCTGCCTTGAAGTATTCATCTTCGACAGGGATTTGCAAGAACATTTTTCCTTCTCCAGTTCGGAGCCATTCTTCATTGACATCAAATTCTCTGCATATAGAGAGAATCATTTGATCTGTAACATTTCGTTCAGCTTTTTCTAATTTTGAAATTGCAGTATTTGAAACTCCAACTTTCTTTCCGAAGTCTTCTTGACTTAGATTTAACACTTTTCTTAACGACTTTAATCTCTCATTCAAATTATCACCGCCTTTCATAAACTCAATATAACACAAAAATTCCCCTTAGTCAAATAATTTCTATAATAGTATTGACAAAATAGACAATGGGGAATACAATATAGCCACAGTCAAATAAATTTAGCCGCACAAGAAAGGAGCAAATAATATGCAAAAGTATAATCACTTAACTGAAAAAGACCTGCAGGAAGGCAAAGAGATTGTAAACATCTTTGAATCCCTTGATGAAGAATCAAGGAAAATCATCCTTGTATACGCAGGAGCATTAAGAGATAAGCAAATGTTAGAAAAACAAACGGCCTAGTCCTTAGGGGCTAGGCACAAACCAAAACAGGATAGGAGGTGATATTCATGTCAGAGCTAGTATTTAAAAGAAAGAAACGTCCGGCGATTGAACCAACCGGACAAGTAGTAATTAAAATCAATGCTGAGAGCTACAACAAGGTATTGGAAGTAGCAGATGAGACAGGAGAATCACTAAGAAGTATAGTTTCTAAAATGGTTGAGTTTGCCTATGAAAATATTACATATGAAAGCGAAGAGTAAAGGAGAATTGATATGGCTGAATCAGCTTCATTCAAGATAAAAGAAAGAGAAAGCATGGAAAAAATGATACAAGCCTATACTGGTATGAGTTCGAAGGAATATGCAAAGAAGATTTTAACTGATTTTCGAGCAGAGCGGAAACAGGATAAAACCGCTTAGGCGGTAGAAGGGAGGACAAGCTATTGAATTATAGTGAATGGAAAGTTACATCAAATCTAATTGGTGGAGAGAAGGTGTATGCGGCCTACCGTATTAGAGATATTAACGAAGTAGATCACTCCGGCAATAGAGAATATGCTGGTGGATGGACCAATAACAGGGAGGCTGCACAAATAGTAGCAGAACAACTAAATCATTGCAATAAAGATCAAGGAGGGGAGGGACAAGTCTGTGAATAGCGAAACCATTACAATCCAAGACTGCCTGGATATGTATGAGAAAAAAGGCAGAGTAACAGTAATTGAGAATGGACAAGTAGTAGCATTCAGAAGGGAGGATTAACCGTGGCGAAATACATAGTAGGACAAACCTACACCGTATTATTAAGTGGCGGGATACACACATTTGAGGTCCTGGAAGAGGATGATGGAATTTATGGTATCCGGTGGGATGATGGCTGCGAAGAATGGGCATACGAAGCTGATTTAGATAATTGGATTGGGGCAGCGCTATGAAATCCTTATGTAAGACCTGCGGGAGGTATTGGAACGTTGCATCCTGCAGCGGATACCAAAAGCCGGGTATGAGTGCCCGTGGTGTGCCTGGAAAAGAAAAAGAAAGGAGGAGGCAAAGTGAATCAAATTGTTTTAACTGTGGATAAACAGGCAGTAATCAGGCAGAGGAAGTGGATACAGACATTATGTTGCCAGGCAAATTTAATAAATGTAGATAGTACATACAAGGTATTGAATGCTGCTGCTAATACACTAAATAAAGCTGTAGGTATTTATATCACTTTGGATGAGTTTGAACTACTTGAACCGAAGGATTCGGAGAGAATCAAAGAAGATATCGAGCGAATTGAGAACAAAATTAATTATCTAAAAGAAGAAAAGAAAAAAGCCCGGCTTACTGCGAATAAGTCGAGCAAATAAAAAATAACCATAGCCTTATTATAGGGCAGAAACAGGAGGATGTAAAGTGGCAAATAAAATTGAGATTAAAAGGTTCCTGGAGAGGAAAAAGGAAGAATCTATTAGGAGATTAATAGAAGAAAGCCAACAGAAACAAGAAGTTGCTAAAGATTTGTTTTTCGAAGCTTATAGTGAAAAGTTTGCAGACATTAGGGCAAAAGTGGTGGCTGCAGGTGTTGAATATGACAAGTTAGTTGAAACTATAACTAATCTAGGAATTGCTTCATTCCTGAGAAATTATAGATCTCCTGCAAATAGCTTCAACGAATTAATTAATAAATTATCAATAAGCCAGCTTCGTGATAATTACATAGATATCGTAGAAGCACTAAAAATCGAAGATTCATATAGTAAAAAAACAAAAGACTGTGAAAGAGAGTACGACGGCCTTATAGCTGTATGCAATGCTAACAATGCTAAAGATAGTCTTAAAATCATTGAAAATCTTGGGTTTGATATTTCAGAAATTGAAATCAAGAAAGAAGAGTGTACCACTCTTGTGACCACTATTGATGTCAGTAAACTATTCATTGTAAAGGGGGAAAAATAATAATGATTAAAGGAATCGTTAGAAATATTGATGAATTAGGAAGAGTAGTTATACCAAAAGAATTTAGAAAGTCATTAAGAATTAGTGAAAAGGATCCGGTAGATATTTATCTTAAAAATGGAGTTTTGTGCATAGAGCCGGCTAGGTTGCAGTGTGTATGCTGTGGATCCACGGAGGATGGACTAGTTGAGAAAAATGGAGTACATATGTGTCCCGAATGTATAGCTGATTTACTGAAGGAGGCAATGAAAGAATGAAACCAGGAATAACAAAGCAGGAACTTATAAGTAGCTTAGAATTCACATTAAAGCTAACAAGAGAAAAGGTTGTTCATCTGGAGCTGAAGGATGATGAAACGGTAATCATTCATTTCGAAGGTGGCGGCTCAAAAGAGGTCAATATAGCATGTGATAGTGGCTTAGCAATTATCAAAGATATATGCAGTGGAATTTCATTTTAGGAGGAATGTAAGCAATGGGAAATGAATTAGAGGTAAAGGTAAAACAACAGTTAGGCAAAATTAGCTTTAATTTTGATGAAATCAAGGACAACCTATCAAATATGATGGAGTTATATAAAGATGCGCAATTCACAGAAGAAACAAGTGCTGAAGCGAAAAAAGAAGTCGCTGCTCTTAGAAAAATTAAAAAGGCTCTAAGTGATAGACGTATCGAAGTTAAAAAGGAGTATATGCAGCCATATGACGACTTCGAAGCAAAAGTAAAGGAATTAACAGCTTTAATTGATGACCCAATCGAACTTATTGATAAACAGGTCCAGGTATTTGAAGAAAAGAAAAAGGCTGAAAAAAAACAGAAGATTCAAGATACGTACAATGAGCTTATTGGCGAAATGGGTGATTATCTTCCTTTATCGAAGATATATGATTCAAAATGGGAAAATGCTTCCGTATCAATGAAATCAATCAAAGACGAAATCGAACAGGCTATATCAAGTACAGAAATGGCAGTTACCACGATTAAGGGTATGAACTCGGAAATAGTAGATAAAGCCCTGGAGCAGTACAAGAAAGATTTAAGTCTTGCTAATGCAATTACTTACATAAATAAACACGAACAAATGAAAGCTGAAATCTTGGCCAAAGAAGAGAAAAGACGCAAGGAAGAGGAAGAACGTAAACGCAGAGCTGAAGAAGATCGTATTCGTGAAGAAGAGCGCAAGAGAGTTGCAGAAGAGGAACGTATTCGAGAGGAAGCAAGACAAAAGGCCATAGAAGAAGAAAGGCGGCGAGCTGCCGAGGAAGAAAAGCTTAAGGCTAAAGTAGAAACTAAAGCTAGTCCAGTAGAAATACCATCTGCAGTAAATGATGTTCCAGAAGAGCCATTCAATGAGGAGCCTTTTACTGAAGAATCCTTTACCGATGAATCCTTTACCGATGAACCTTTCGAAGTTGAAGGTGAACTGCCATTTGTGATTCCAGGAGAAGTTACAGCAACATTTATTGTCACTGGTACCATTGAAAAATTAGAGCAAATCGAAATGTATCTGAACAGTGTTGGAATTACATTTGAAAGGAGAGATGCATAGTGGAAAACGGAAAGATTTATGAAGCTATCAGTAATGTAATGGCTGAAATTGGAGCTATAGGCAAGGATAAAAAGAACCAGCAGCAAGGATTTATGTATCGTGGAATTGACGATGTTATGAATGCGCTGCAGCCAGCGTTGGTTAAACATAAAGTATTTATTACCCCTGAAGTAATAAATGAAATCAGAGAAGAGAGAACCAATAAAAACGGAACATTACTCTTCTATACCAGGCTAGAAATGTGCTTTAAGTTTTACACTTCTGATGGAAGCTTTATTGAGACTAAGGTCATTGGAGAAGCCATGGATAGCGGTGACAAAGCCACTAATAAGGCTATGAGTATTGCTTATAAATATGCATGTTTCCAAGTGTTTTGCATTCCAACCGAGGAGATGCAGGATGCTGATGCAGAGGTTCATGAACCTTCACCAAAGAAACAAACTAAATCAGAAAAGCCTAATACAAAACCAAATACAGATGCTAAATCTACTCCTGCTTCTGTACCAAGTGAAGAAGATATGGCTAAGGTATCACAGGATAAAATAGGTGATACAAAAATAGCAGTAATTAAGAAGGAATTGGAGCGTACAGGTGTTGCTGAAAAAGCTATCTGTGCAAGGTATAAGGTTTCTAAATTAGATGATCTCACAGAAGAACTTTTTATTAAGGCTATGAATGCATTGAAAAATACAAAAACCAAGGGGGCAGCATAATGAATAGCAAGAATATTAAAAAGGCATTAAATGCGAAATTTGATAAATGGTTAGAAAGTATCGATGATAAAGACGCAAAGAAAGCAATTCAGGAAAATACAATTATCTCTGGTGGAGCATTGGTTTCACTTCTTACTGGAACGGAGATTCATGATTATGATGTATATTTTAAAACAAAAGAAGCTGTATTAATAGTTGCAAAGTATTATGTTAATAAATTTAATGATGTACATAAAACACATGCGTACATCAGGGAAACTGAGGATGGAAGAATCACAATCTTTGTCAAGAGCGAGGGAGTTGCAGGCGAAGATGAAGAAATAGAAGATTTTATTCCGGAAGAGGTTGAGCAGGAACCCGATAAGGAAGAAAAGCCAAAATACAGACCAGTATATTTAACAAGTAATGCTATTACTTTGTCAGATAAAATACAGGTTGTTATTCGATTCTGGGGAGACGTAAAAGAAATTCATAAGAATTACGACTTCGCTCATGCTACATGTTCATGGAGCTCCTGGGATAACAAACTTACTCTTCCACAGAAAGCACTTGAATGTATTATCAACAAAGAATTGTATTACATAGGCAGCAAGTATCCTTTATGTTCCATTATCAGAGCGAGAAAGTTTATTACTCGGGGATATACCATTAATGCTGGTCAGTATTTAAAAATGTGCTTACAGCTTAATGAATTGGACCTACACAATGTCGAGGTCCTAAAAGACCAGTTAGTTGGTGTTGATAGTGCTTACTTTGACATGGCTATTAGAGCCATGGAGCAGAAACAGCAAGATAATCCTGAATGGAAAGTAGATAATTCTTATCTGTTCGAAGTTATAAATAGAATTTTTTAGGAGGTTATTTATGAATAAATCAATTTTAATCGGGAGACTTACCAGAGATCCTGAAGTCCGTTATTCAGACGGAGGTACATCAATCGCAAGGTTTACAGTTGCGGTTGATAGAAGGTTTAAACAAGATGGTGGGCAACAAGCTGATTTCATAGGCTGTATCGCATTTGGAAAGACCGCAGAATTCATTGAGAAGTATTTCAAGCAGGGTATGAAGATTGTTGTCGAGGGACGTATTCAGACCGGTTCATACACGAATAAGGACGGAGTAAAGGTATATACAACCGATGTTGTAGCTGAAAACGTGGAATTTGCTGAAAGCAAGGCTTCGGGTGGAGGACAAGCTGATTATGGTACTCAATATACACCTTCTGCTGCTGGTGATGGTTTTATGAATATTCCGGACGGAATTGACGAAGAACTACCATTTAATTAAAGGAGGCGCTTATGAGCCTTACAATACAGATTGATAGCAGAGAGAAAGCCAGAGCAATAACTAAAATTTTGACAGAATTTGACCGCCAAGGAGTCAAGCATTACATAAGCAAACTTTGGGCCGGGGACTATATGTCCCTGGACAACCCCAGATTGATAATAGACCGTAAGCAGAATTTATCCGAGATATGTGCAAATGTATGTCAGAATCACGAACGGTTTCGAAATGAGCTGACTAGGGCGCAAGAGAACGGCATTAAATTAATAATCCTTATCGAGCACAGCACTCAGATCAAATCCATTGATGATGTTGAAAAGTGGGAAAATCCAAGACGGTTTGTAAAAACCAAAGTATGGGTTGAAGATGAGCTTAAAACTGATGAAATCGGCGAAGAGTACTGGGAACCAGCACATTTTCAAACAGTCGTAACTGAAACTAATGCAATGACAGGAAAAACTCTAGCCAAGGTTATGCGTACCCAAGAACGAAAGTATGGATGCAGATTTATGTTTTGCGACAAACTCCATACTGGTAAAAGAATTATAGAAATATTAGGCGGTGGTCAGATTGACTAAAGAGGAAATAGAAGAAAGAAAAGAAATACTTCTTGCTACGGTATCTGTTCCAGAAGTGTTAAGCAGGTATGGAATCCCGGTAAAAAGAAATCGCTGCAAAGGTTGGTGTCATAACGGAAAAGATTTTAACATGAAGGTTTTCTGGAATGGCTGTCATTGTTTTGTATGTGGCCAAAGTTATAACATATTCGATATCACAATGCACTTTAATAACTGCGATTTTTGGACTGCCTTTGAATTATTAGGAGGAACAGAAAAACCCACTTTTACAGCAGTGGTCAAGGCAAATAAGGCAAAAAGAGAGCGAGAAGCAAGAATTGCATTAGAATATCAAGTTAAGGCTGAATTAAATAAAATTCAAATGCTAATTACTGCATATAGAAACATTATAGCAAGTGAATCACCATTTTCCGATTTATGGTGCTATTGTCAGAACAAGCTGCAGTATCAAATCTACTTGCTAGAATTACAAACAGAAAAGAGGTGATAACCATTTGCTAGAAATAAATAGTTTAACAGCAGAAACAATCCTGGAGGATGATATTTTTTGTGAAATATTCGAACAGGAAGATGAAATATATAAGGCCAGGCTGTTGTTAACCTTAACAGATCGGGCTGCAGACTTAGGAGTAAAAACTAAATTTGAGAAGCTTGTTTCTGCTTATAAAAAAGCCAAAGCCAAATTTGATAAAGATAATAAGCAGGCACCTCTAAATCAAGTAGAACATGACAGTATGACACATTTTACAGGGCCGTACCAGGATCTGAATTGCGGTATGTGGATAGCAAATAATAATGGCATTAAAGCCTTTACTTACTTGGGAGAAAAAGTTGCATGTACACATCCCATAATGCCTATCCAAGTTTTAACTAATGCTGAGACTGGCTATGTAAAAGTTAAGTTAGCCTTTAAACTCAGAGACAAATGGAAAGAGATCATTATTGATAATGAAGTGATTTCAATTGCAAATAAAATAACTTCTCTTTCAAAATATGGAATAGATGTAACAAGTGAAACTGCAAAGGCTTTAGTTCAGTATTTATCGGATATGAAAAGCTATAATACAAATTCAATAGCTGAACAAATATCTACGTCGAAGCTAGGATGGATTAACAATGTATTCATGCCATATGATGCGGATGTTTTATTTGATGGTGATGATAATTTTAAAAGTACATTTGCAAGCATAACTGAAACCGGAAGTTATGAAAAATGGTTAGGACTTGTTAGAAAGTTACGAAAAAGCAATAGGATGGAAATCATGTTATACCTGGCAGGATCTTTTTCAAGTCCTCTACTTCAAAAACTCAATGCATTACCGTTTATTGTTAATTTATATGGGGAAACCGGAAAAGGAAAGACCGTAGCTCTTGAAGTTGCTACCTCTATATGGGCAAACCCAGAAGAAGGTAAATATTTTGTTAAGGCTAATGGAAGTCCAGCATCAATAGAAATAAGACTTGATTTTTTGAATAATCTACCATTGTTGGTTGACGATCTTTCACAGATTCAAAAGAAGCTAAAGGATGATTTTTCTGAATATGTTTACAACCTATGTAATGGTGGTGGCAAAGACAGAGCTACTGCCACCCTTGGATTGCAAAGGCAAAGGTACTGGAAAAATGTAATTATAACAAATAGTGAGAGGTCTTTAGTCGGAGAAACTATGCAAGGTGGAGCAATTAATAGAATTATTGAAGTTGAGATGGAAGAGGGCAATCTTTTTGAAAGCGGAAATGAAGTTGTGGAATTAATTAAAAATAATTATGGATTTGCCGGAAGAATCTTTATAGATGTAATTAATCAGATTGGCATTAAGCAAATAAAAGCAATTCAGCAAGAATTTTTCCAACAGATTTTAGAAAAGACAAAGCAATTAGGGGATGAAAAAGAAGAAAAACAGATACTTCCTATGTCGATTTTATTAACTGCTGATAAAATTGCAACTGATTATATATTCGAAGATGGTTTATATCTTGATATTGATAAGTGCTTTTCTTTATTAAAAAGTAAAGGTGAAGTATCTGAAAACGAACGTGCTTATGACTTTATCATGTCTGATATTAACATACATACAAATAATTTTGTTCCTGATTTATACGGAAATTATAAAGGTGAGGTTTGGGGCACAATTGAAGACGGATATGCTATTATACATAACAATATTTTCAAAGGCATGTGCGACAGAGGCAATTTTTCAGGTAAGTCATTCCTTAGTTGGGCTGATAAAAATGGACTTCTTAAATACGGAACCAGTACAAAAGTTAAGAAATTGGCAGGTAAATCAAGTCGATGCGTATATATTAAAATGGATTCTGATAACCCTGGTACGGTAGAAACAGACCAGGATGGGTTTATTAAAATTAATGAACAAGTAGAGTTGCCATTTAATTAAGGTTACAAAGTTACATAGTTACAGTAAAAACATAAGACCCTTATAAATAAAATTTAATTTTGAAAATTCAGAATTAAAAATAATTTTCTATAGGGGAAGCAAAAAAAGTGTAACTTTGTAACCGTAGGCTGTAAGTATTGAAAACACTGGGATTTATTAGTTACAGCATGGTGTAACTAAGCGTGAAAAATGTGTAACTTTACGAAAAAGGAGCGTAACTAATGGAAGATAAAGTAAGTAATAAGCCTAATCCAGAGCAAGTCAGATTAATTTTCAAAGACACTTACAACTTCTACCTGAAATGGAAAGACATCAAGTCAGAAGATGATTTCAATCAGATGTGGGCTGCAGCTAAAGAAATTAATCGTAACCATGGTGATTGTGAATTATGTAGAAATATATTAATTAATTTATGCAGTAATATCAAACAGGAATTTAAGGAGAGGAGTGAAAATAAAAATGGATGAAGTAAAGTGGTATGAAAATACACCATTAGAAACAATAAAATCTATTATCAAAGATAATATCAATATAGCTTCCAGATCCTTTGTGGCAATAGGGTATTATCTGAAAAGTGTAAGGGATAGAGAATTATATCTTGAAGATGGTTATCAGAGTATATGGGAATTTGCCCAGGCTGAATTCGGCATCAGTAAATCAAGTGCATCTAGGTTTATGGCCATTAATGACCGGTTCAGCCAAGATGGTAATTCACCAATTCTTCTGGAACAGTACAAGGATTTCAGTAGTAGCAAATTATCTGAAATGCTAACCATGTCGGACGAGCAGTTAGAGCAGGTAACAATCACAACTACCAGGGCAGAAATAAGAGAAATTAAACAAGCTGATAAAGTTGTTGCGCCGGCGCAACAGGAAACAGAGAAAGCAAAGTCTCTTACCATTGATGATTTAGATCTTTCAGTATCAGCATTTAACGCACTTCATAAGCATGGTATTGACTCAATCGAAAAGTTATGTGAGCATTCCGAACAGGAACTTCTTGATTTCAAGATAGGTGATTATTACGTTAAGCAGATTATGACAGAGCTTGAGAAGATTAGCCGGAGTCTTAAGAAATATGGTAGCGAACAATTTGGGGGACAGAGAATTAAAAGTAGTATTACTGATATTTTTCCTGAATTTAAAGAAGCTGCATGTGATGGTAATTGCTTTTATTGCAAAAATGAGGGCTGTAATGGTTCACAGGAGAAAAGAACTTCCTGTATCTACGACACGGAGAAAAAATGTAATTTATATAATGCCCATGAAGTAGCTTTGAATCTTGGAGTTAATTGTATTAGTTCGTGTTGTAATTTATGCAATGAGTCTTGTGGAGCCAGATGTAATCATTCAGCACATGGAGCAGAAAAGATAGCCGTAACAGAATCAGTTGAAATTGTACCGGAATACATAGAAACTGTTAGTGAAGCAGCTGAAACCGTTATTGAAGAGTCGGAAAGTGTTATTTCGGAAAGAGAATGTGGAAATTGCAAATATGATGACATGGATCCTGATAAATATAGGACAGATCATCCGGATACAAAAGAATTCCCTTGCAATAACTGTGATGATAAATTCAATTATTGGGTACCGAAGATTGTAAAGCCGGATCAGACAGATATTCTTCTCTGTGATACCTGCGCGCGAGAAGTACAAGGCTGCTGTGATTATCCTAATACCAAGGATGATTATTGTGTTAAAGGTAATAAGTGGCAGCCAAAAGAATCGGATCAAGTTGAAACCGTAGAAGCTGATATCATACAGACAGAACCGGAAGTACTTCCTAAACCTGCATTCACAGCAAAGCATCACCTGCAGGAAGCTATCAAACGAGAAGAAGATCAGATTACTCAAATGCGAGATTCATGGAGCAAATCTAATCCGGATGCATTGCTAAAACATGAAACTATTCTTCTTGCATTAAAGCTTCATCTGACGGATATGGAATATCCTATTCCGGAGCGGGTTCAACCAGCACAACCGGAACTGCCAATTCTAAAAAATAATGACCAGCGAAAAGAATTTATTGATAATTATAAATCCTGGCCAGTATGGATTGACCTTCCTCAAACAGGTGAGAAATATTACAGATACAATCTTACTGATAATGTGGCAATAGTGGTTAAGGTGAGTCGGAAACATGCATGGGAGAGGTATAAAGAAACCAAGGATTTTGAATATGCAGCTGAACAGTATTATCTGTTAGGGATAAAGACAACTTACAGTACAAGTCAGAAAGGCATCTTCACTTTGGACGAATCCAGAACATTTTATGAGTGCAATACTAATAAATCTACTATCGTGGAATACCTAAAAGAATTTCAAAAGAAAGAGTGATGTTATGACGAATGCCGAGAAATATGTAAAAGATATAGATAGATTAGCAGATGCAATTTATCGAACAGACGATTATGACGAAGCCTGTAATCTTCGCTATGATGAAACTGATGAATTGATTGGATGCAGACATGATGGAACGGAGAAAGGTTGTATTATCTGTATTAAGGAATGGCTTATGAAGGAGGAAGATTAAAGTGAAATTAGTTTACACGGTTGAAATTGATAAAGATTTTGAATATTTAGATAGTTTCTTGGAGTTACTTGAAGCTGTGACTGAGGATGAATTTGGATGTAAGGTGATACGGAGCAAACTTGAAACACCGGATGAGATAATTACTAAAGGTGATTGGGAGGATGACTAATTGGGAAAGTTAAATGATCTTATGGATGGTCGTAACCAGGGCTTAGCCATGGCTCTTAAGATAGTAAATGATGGTGGCATTGAAGCCTTGGAAAAAGAAATACAATACCGAAACCTTACCGGTGTATCTCTTAATCTTACAAAAGCTGAAATGGAAGCTGCAACAACTAAGATGCGGTTACATGCGACAGAGGTAGCAATAGTTATAAGCATGGTAGCTCTCCTGGAAGAGTTTCGATTTAGTAAGTTCCAGGTACATAAGTTTAAGAAGACCTTTGATGATAAGGTTGAGGCTATCATAAATGATTCTGTACCAATGGCAGAATACCTACAGGTATGTAAAGAGCAGTATGGGATTGAGATAACGTTTACGGATTAGGGAGTTAAATTATCATTTAGCTTAGAAAGGAGTATTCATGCAACATAATTTAAAAACTCTACAACCATATTTTGATGATGTGAAAAGTGGAAAGAAAAAATTTGAACTTAGAAGAAATGACAGAGATTATCAAGTAGGTGATAAGTTAAACCTATTTGAGTACGACATAGACAAGGGGGCATACAGGGCAGATAATCACTAGGACGATATCTTATGTTTTAAAAGATTGTCCTCAATACGGATTAGAAGATGGTTACTGCATTTTAGGCTTAGTGGACTACATTAAAAAAAGTAGAGGTTTGTGATATGAGAGATATAAAAATAGTATTTGAAATGACAAATAATAACATGAACTTAGATATAAAAACTGAACAGCCAGAGGATTTTGTTGCCGGGGTTGCTTACATGATTGTTTTAGCTTGTGAAAAAACAGGACTAAGTAGAAACGAAATTACACAAGCAATATCAAATGTAGTAATTAATTATAAGCAAAATTAAAATTATCATTTATGGAGGCAACTAAATGGAAGAGTATATAAATGCACTACAAAAAGTAAAAGTAAGCAAAACATGTAATAATTGTCTTTACTGTGGAAGTAATGGGATTAGTTGTGGAAATGCTAACAATCATGGTAAAGCAATGGTATTTGTAAATTACGGAAATGCGTGCCAATATTTTTGGCTAGACCAAAACAGATTTCCAAATGCGGAATCAAGAAGGTAAGTTAAATTAAAATTTAAAGGAGAAAAACATGAAAAAGACAATGTTATTAATTTTAGTAGTAATGATGATAGGATTTACAGGATGCGAAGAGCGTCAATCGGACGTTGTAAGTTACAATCTTTCACTGGAAGCTGATAACTTTAATGTTGCAAGAAGGCTGACGGTAATCAATCAAAGAACAGATACGGTTCTATTTCAAATACAGGGAAATTTTTCGATTGAAAAAGAATCAGATGGAGACCTGGCTGTAATCGGAGAAAATCAAAATGGCACATATTATAAACATTTCGTATGCTTGTCCAGTGAGATTACATATATCGTTGAGGACTTGGGTACAACAGGTACCGATAAATATAATTATCAGATAAACTTTAATCCAAGAATGATTTTGCCAGTGGAAATTACCACAGTTGATTAATTAAAAAAGATATAGCCTTAAGAATGAATATAAGTAGATTATTGATTGTTAGGTGAATAAAAAAATTATGGAGGGTAAATATGGATACTAAAACATTATTAGAGCAGGCGAATGAACGTGTGAAGAACATAAATAGAATCATGGGAGAATTGGAGGACTTCGAAGCAGTATTATCTGTGACAGGTACTAGTAAAGTTGCATTACATAGCAATGGTGGAACTACTTTTATTGATACAGTATTAAGCCAGGATGACATGATAAATCTACAAGACATGGTTGTTGCCAGGATAATTGGTGCCAGGAATAAAAAGACTGCAGAGCTAGAACAGTTGTTGGGTATGGAAAAGAGAAAGACGGCAATTATAAATCCGAAATTTGAAAAGGCAATTTTGGAGATGGAAGAACAGAAGACAAAAAAGACACTTGTAATCGATAGTGGAACGGCTAAATGCGCAGTGGTGCAAAAGGACAATCCAGTGATGACAGTTGAAGAAGTTACAAGACTTTACGTAACAGAGAATAAAACCTTAAAAGAGGTTGCTGAATACTTTGGAGTTACTAAATCAGCTGTAAATAGCTATATTTACAGAAATAATTTGGCTAGGAAATCTTATGTAAAGAATGATGATACCTTCCTGGATTCAAAGATTGAAGCTAAACGAAAGGAGCGTCCCTAAGCAGATACAGAAGCAGCACATGTATGATGTGGCCGGAACCGGAGAACTTACTGAGTCACAGCTAAAATCCTTTGGCTTTGATACAGAGAAATGCAAAATATGCGGCAAGGAAATTCACTTCAATTTAAATATGTCCAGAGGAAATTATACATACAAGAAAAAGAATAAGAGTGGCAGAGTAGATTACTACTGTGGATACACACATTACAATAAGGGGTGAGAGATTGAATAAACAAACAGCAGACGAATTAATTAACAAGGCGGTTAAAACAGCTATAAGAGAATATAGTAAAGAGCAAAAAGTTGAGCAAAGGAAGAAAGCTCTACATAATACAAAAATGCTTCTTAAAAATTATAATAAGATACAGAATAGCATTAATGAAGCTATCTCCGAAGTAAATCAGTTAGAGAGAGATTGTATTGGTTATGATGATGAAGAAGAAATTTATATTAACAGTATTAGAAAAAGCAAGTTAAAAAGCCTTATTGTTATAGCTCACATAGATAAGGCATTGAATTTAATCCAAGCTGAATGTAAGAGAAAAGGTATTCCAGAAAAATATAATGCTTTTATAAGCTGTATGCTCGATGGGATGACATATGATGAAGCTGCTAAAGATTATTTCACAAGTAAACAGTCTATCAGTAGATGGGTTAATGACTTAACAAAAGAAGTAAGCATTCAACTATTTGGTGTAGAAGGCATAGAGCTTATATGAGAAAATGGTGAGAAAAAGAAGTGATTTACGCGTTATATTATCCTATGATATTATTATGGTGGAAGGTTGTAAGAGACCTCCTTCCGGCTTCCGGGTGTAAAAGCCCGGTGGCTGATTCAGCTAGTAGTTGACTTACTATTTCAAACGAGATTACAAACGGTAGAAAATAGCGTTTAGCATTTATTAGTATAGTTTCGCGTGTACGATAACATGGGAAACATCTGGAATAGTAGCTCAATTGGAAGAGCACTTGCTCCGAGTAGTGCAGACTTGCCCCAAGTAGCGCAGGTAGATAGTGGTTCGAATCCATTCTATTGCACTCCCTTCCCCAGGGACCTTTATTAATTATTTATACTCCCCTTAAAGGCATTCAGAATTTAAATTACTGAGTGCCTTTTTATTTACTTGAATGCAATTTTCTACTTTATAATGGTAAATTTTATTTAATGAAGAAAGTGTAAAAGCCTAATAGCATATGAATAAAATAGGTTAATATGACAATAATGTTAATAGTTGTAAAGTGGAAGGAGATTTGGTATAATGTTAAACGGGGTGAAATTTATGACAAATGAAAAAAGTTTAATAAGCTTTGCAATTATGAGTGTGGAGTGGAAAAATGAAAGAGATTATCTGGATATGATTATACCTTTTGTGTTAAATTCGATAGTCTCAGATTCAAAAAGCAATATAGTATCAATTTCAGAAACAAAAAGGAAATTGGAAAAAGAATTTGGTATTAAGTTATTATCAAATGTCTTAGAATTAATCTTTAAGCGCTTAACCAATAAAGATTATGGATATTTGAAATTAAATAATTCATCATTTTTTCTGACAGATAAAGTTATTAATAACGAACAGTTTGAAAAAGCTAGAGTGCAAGCTACTGAAAATCAAGAGTATGTTTTAAAAGAGTTGTTTAAATATTATGATAGTTTACAAATAGAATACAATAAGATTGATGTAGAAAAAGATTTAATTAAATACCTCAGCAAATATGGTTATTCAGTTTTGTCAGAAAATGACTTTATTGATGAAGATCCACAAAATATTGAAAATTCTAGAATCGGTAAATTTATTGAATATATATATAAAAATGATAATATAACCTTTAAATATGTTAAAGATATAGTAAAAGGCGCCATGCTAGTATCATCATTACATATGCAAAAATGTAAAAAAATAAAATTAGAAAGCAAGTTTAAAGATACAGAAATTTATTTTGATACACCATTATTAATATATGCTCTTGGATATTCTGGTAAAGCGCAAGAAGAAGCCGTAAAAGAATTAATTAATTTGCTACAAGATTCGGGGGCAAGTGTATGCTATTTTGAGCATACAGAAGATGAAATTCGTGGTATATTGGATGCTTATATTGCACATTATAAAAGAAATACTCTGTATAAATCATATAATTATGATTACTTAATAGAAGAAAATGTTACAGATTTAGATGCAGAGCAATACAAAATAATGTTAAGAAGCAGGCTGGAAAAACTTGGTTTAAAGTTTAAAGAAACGCTTAATTTTGCATCTGAAGAAATTAAGAAAGTAAGTTGGAGTGGCTATGAAAAGTATCTTGAGGATCATATTACTTATAATAAATATTCAAGCCGTGATAACGATATAAAATCAGTAGTGTCAATGTATATGTTAAGGAAAAGAGATAATTATTCTAGAATCGAAAATTGTGAAGCAATATTTGTAGCTACTAATTTAAGTCTAGTAATGCATACTAACAACTATTTTAGAGAAGTTGAGCAAAGAAAGGATTATCAAGTAATTATTGACGATACCCTTTTAACAAGTATTGTTTGGTTAAAGTGTACAACATGTTCTGATGATTTACCAACCATGAAATTAATATCTGATGCTTTAGCTTCGCAAGTGCCTAATAAACAATTTTGGGAAAAGTTTATACAAATTGTGGATAAGTACAAAGAAGAAGATTTAATTACTGAAGATGAAGCAAATGAGCTTAAATATGAGTCTTTTTGTAAATATAATATTTATCAAATTACCAATGGGGATTATAAAAAGGTCAATCACGGTTCAATTATGGAAACATTAGAACAGAATAATAAACAAAAACACCAAGAAATTCAGGGTAAATATGAAAAAGAAGTAAATGAAAAAAATAAAGTAAAGGATATGTTTATACAAGAAGCAGGTGAAAAATATTTAAAAAAATTATTCATTAGTGATTTATATTTCGGTATATCGAAGATATGGTGGATTATTTCAACAATAGTTTTATATTTAACTTCTAATTGGGTGACAGGTTTTAATAATTTACAAGGTAAATCCGCTATAATAGTATCTGTATTAACTGTAATATCTCCATTGGCATATTTTATATTAAAATTAATCGAAAAAATAATTGATAGAAATATAAATTTTATAGAAACTTATTTCACTCAGAAAGCTCATTCAACTTATGAGAATAGAATAAGAATTTTAATTTTTCAAAATTATGATTTTTACCATGAAGAAATCATCCAGTATTGTTTAGATAGAAAATTCGTCAAAAATAAAAATCGAGAACTAAGCAATGCGTAGAAATTTTAAAAATGTTTAAAGGAACCTAATGGGTTCCTTTTTTCATACACAAAACCGACGAATAAGAGGTGGTGATGGTTGCCGAAAGCAAGAGATCCGAATAGGGATAAAGCATTTCAAATATATAAAGACAATAATGGTAATATTGATTTAGTTGAGATTGCAAGTCAACTAAATATTTCACCTGGTTCTGTTAGAGGGTGGAAGTCGAAAGACAATTGGGAACAGCAATTGAATGGAACGCTCCAATCAAATATGGAACGTTCCAAACGTTCTAAAGGTGGACAACCTGGGAATAAAAATGCAGATGGCGGTCCGCCTGGAAATAAAAAAGCGGAGAAACATGGCTTCTTTAGTAAGTGGCTTCCGGAAGAAACAATGCAGATCATGAAGAGTATTCAGCGAGCTGATCCATTAGATTTATTATGGGATAATATACAGCTGCAGTATACAGCTATTATCCGGGCACAGAAGCTTATGTATGTTAAGGACCAGGAAGATGTAACTACAACTAAGATTGGAGAAGGATACAGTGAATCTGGATCCAGTGAAAAGTGGGAAGTTCAGCAGGCTTGGGATAAACATGCTACATTCCTACAGGCACAGAGTCGGGCCATGAAGACACTGGAAAGTATGATTAAGCAATACGATGAATTACTACATAAGAATTGGGAACTTGCTACTGAAGAACAGAAAGCACGTATTGCTGTATTAAAAGCTAAAGCTAATTTAGACGATAATGGACCTGTTGAGGATGATGGATTTATTGAAGCCCTTTCAGGAAAGGTTGTTGATATATGGCAGGATTAATGAAAGCTATATTTAAGTTCAAACCATTTTCAAATAAGCAATTAAAGGTATTAACTTGGTGGCTTCCTAACTCACCTATGGCAGATAAAGATGGCATTATTGCAGATGGAGCTATTCGTTCCGGTAAGACCTTATCAATGTCGCTATCATTCGTAATGTGGGCTATGGCTACATTTACCGGACAGAACTTTGGTATGTGCGGTAAGACTATAGGATCCTTTAGACGTAATGTTTTATTCTGGTTGAAACTTATGCTTAAGTCCAGGGGATATGGTGTGGCAGACCATAGAGCCGATAACCTGGTAATTGTTACAAAAGGTGATGCAACTAATTATTTTTATATATTTGGCGGTAAAGATGAACGGTCACAAGATCTGATACAAGGTATCACTCTTGCAGGCTGTTTTTTTGATGAAGTTGCGTTGATGCCTGAATCATTTGTTAACCAGGCAACAGGACGTTGTTCTGTAGATGGTTCAAAGTTTTGGTTTAACTGCAATCCGGATGGACCATATCACTGGTTTAAGGTTAACTGGATTGATAAGATAGATATAAAAAACCTTTTATATTTACATTTCACTATGGATGATAATTTAAGTCTATCTGAAAAGATTAAGGCTAGATATCGGTCCATGTACTCAGGAGTATTCTATGACCGTTATATCAGGGGTCTATGGGTGGTGGCAGAGGGTGTTATCTATGATATGTTTGATAAAGTAAAGCATATTGTGGATTCAGTTAGCAACCTAATCAAAGATGCTTACTATGTTAGCTGTGACTACGGTACCCAAAACGCAACTGTATTCCTTCTATGGTGTAAAGATGCAAAATGGAAATGGATATGCATAAAAGAATATTATTATTCTGGAAGAGATGAATCGGAGCAGAAAACAGACACCGAATATGCAGATGATTTAAAAACATTTCTAGGAGATATTAAACCGAAAGCAGTAATCGTGGATCCGAGTGCTGCTTCTTTTATTGCAGAACTTCGTAAGAGAGGATATCAGATTAAGAAGGCTAAAAATGATGTGTTAGATGGTATCAGGTATGTTGCTACTTTACTCAACCAGGAATTGATAGCTTTCTCTGCAGATTGCAAGAATACCATACTGGAGTTTAACTCCTACATATGGGATGCTAAGGCTTCTGACAAGGGAGAAGATAAACCAATCAAGCAACATGACCATGCAATGGATGCTGTAAGATATTTCTGCTATACGATAATATTTAAAGGCAATGGCATTAAAGTATTTAAATAATCGAGGTGAAAACATGATATTTAACAACAGTGAAAATGAATTAACAACAGCAGAGCTAATCAAAATATACATAGATGAGTTTAATGTATCAAAAGAACGTCAGCTTATGATTAAAGGCGAAAAATATTACAAGGTTGAGAACGATATCCTTAATCGTAAAATGTACCGTTATAAGAATGAAATGCCGGTTGAGGATGAAACTAAAACAAATCATAAATTGGCACATGGAATAATACATGAACTGGTAGAGGATAAGGTTAATTATCTTCTGTCAAAGCCATTTACCATGACTTGTGATGATGAAACCTATCTGGAAAAGGCAAAAGGCATACTTGGAAAGAGATTTCAAAAGAAGATTAACCAACTTGGGGTGGAAACCTCTAACAAAGGCATGGCGTGGCTGCAGGTGTACATAGATAGTGCTGGGCAGTTTAAACTGATGAAGATTCCGTCCGAGCAGATTATTCCTTTATGGGTAGATAATGACCATGAAGATCTGCAGGCTTTAATTCGTTATTATGACGTGGAAGTGTATGAGGGTAAAGAAAAGAAATACATTACCAAAATTGAATATTGGACACCTGATAATGTTGAATATTACGTTCGGCAAGATGGAGAGATAATCCTAGATGCAGAAATGTATTTAAATAATGATAATGGCGGTCACTTCCTGGTAAATAAGGAAGCCGGCTCCTGGGACAGAGTACCTTTTATTCCATTCAAAAATAATGATTTCGAACTTCCAGATCTACAATTTGTTAAGACCTTGATAGATGATTATGATTTATCTAGATCAGATGTTTCTAATCTTTTAACAGATATACGAAATATTATATTTGTGCTTAGAGGATACGGAGGTGAAAACCTATCTGAATTTATGAGTGACTTGGCATATTATAATGGGATAAAGATTGATGCCGATGAATATGCTGGGGTAGATAAGATTGAGCATACAATCAATATTGATGCTGCTGAAAAGCATTATCAACAGTTAAAGAAAGATATCTTCGCTTTCGGCCAGGGAGTAGACAAGTCATCTGATAAGCTGGGTAACTCTCCATCTGGTATAGCCCTTAAGTTTATCTATTCTGGATTGGATTTAAAATGTAATGCCATGGAAGATAATTTCAAATGGGCATTTGAACAGCTGCTTTACTTTGTAAATAAGTACATGGAGATTACAAAACAGACTGTATCTGAAAAAGAGATTGAGCTGGTATTTAATCGCGACATTGCTATTAACGAGTCAGCTGCTATTACCGACTGTCAAAACAGTATGGGAGTTATCAGCCAGCAAACAATCATTGAAAATCATCCATGGACCAAGGATTACGAGACAGAAAAGGCTAGGATGGATGAGGAAAGTAAGTCACAGGAAGAAGATATGTTTAATAATGATGATGGGGATGATGAATAATGCCTAATAAATCATACTGGCAAGACCGACAAGAAAAGAAGTACTTGGCCGGTGAAAAGAAAATCAATGATTACTATAAAGGCCTTGAAAAGTCATTCGAACAAGCTAAGAGGGAAATACAAAAAGTAATCAATGACTTTGTAACTAGGTATGCCATTGAAAATGATACTCCTGGTGGTTATGCTACTGCATTAAGAAAGCTAAATAAGACTGAAATCGGTGACTTAGAGGCTTTTATCGACTTAGTAAATGAGAATATGGGTAAGTATAATCAAGAGCTTAATAATATGTCTATCCGAGCCAGAATAACGCGGTACCAGGCTTTGGAAAAGCAAATAGATGCTATACTTCAACAGCTCTATGCAATAGATTACCAGTACCAGGGAGAAGAACTCCTTAAAGAGGTCTATTCTGATGCCTACTACCAGACATGGTTCAATGCAGATCAATATCATGGATTCCATCAGGAATTTGCACAGGTTAGTGCACAAACGGTGGAAGAATTAATAAAGTATCCGTTCAATGGTGCAGACTTCTCTACTCGGCTCTGGAAACAGAAAGATCATATGCTGCAGCAATTAAATGAATCTATTACAACCATGCTTATTCAAGGCCGCAATCCTCTGACATTAAGCAGTGACTTCTCAAAGAAGTTTGGAACTAAGGAGTTTGAAGCATACCGGCTCTTACATACAGAAGGCTCTTTTATGATGGAGCAGGGAACGTTGGCAGCCTATAAAGAGGATGGAATAAAGAAGTATCAAATACTTGCCACATTGGATATGAAAACATCTGATATATGCAGAGATGCTGATGGAAAAACTTACGATGTTGACAAGGCAGTTACCGGTGTAACTTATCCTCCACTACACGTTTTCTGCAGATCTACTACAGTTCCATATTATGAGGATTCTGATTATTCGCAAGTTACTAGAGCAGCAAGAGATCCGGTTACTGGAAAGAGTTATGAAGTGCCTGCTGATATGAATTATAAAGACTGGCATAAAAAATATATCGAAAGTAATCCTAAGGCAGTATTAGAAGAAAAGAAATGGAAGAATAAGTACAGTGATAAAAAGCAATTTGATAGATATAAGACTGTTTTGGGTAAGGATTTAGATGAAAATTCACTTGATGATTTCCAGAATTTGAAGTATACTAATACTGAGGAATGGAACTTAACGAAATATAATTACAAGCTTCAAAATAGTGTAAAATCACGTACTGTTGAATCACTCAGGAATAATGACAAACTACAAGTAGCAGAGTCAAAATACACAGGCTATCTATTTAATCCAAGTAATGAAAAAGGGTATCCTAAGGGTAAGGCAATTACAAGCAGATTAGGTTACGATGTTTCTAATTACATGGAATTAGATAAGCTGATAAAAAGTAATATTGGTAAGTTTCCAGCAATAAATAACGGAAGTACTGATTTTGGAGAAAAAATTGAAGTAAACATGGTTTTAAAAGGATTGACAGGTAGGCGAGCTAAGGTAAAGGCCGGGATAATGATAGAAAAAGATAGTGACATATCAAAGTTGACTACTTTATTTATCGATAGATTAAAGGAGAGTGATTAAGAACATGATAATTAAAGAATGTGATGTTGTTCGTCTGAAGGATGGCAGAGAAGGCACAATATTAGGTATCTGGGCAGAGGGAAAAGCCTACGAAGTCGAGTTAAATCCTCCGGAATTAGAAACTGTGGAAGCTGAGCAAATTGAAAAGGTAATCTATAAAGCATAATACCATCTATCATATCGGTAGGTGGTATTTTATACTAAAAATTGGCACTTACTTCGGTAGGTGCTTTTATATTGCTTAAAATTAGGAGGTGACTATGAAGGTAAATATACTAGGAACTGATTATGAAATCCGGAAAGTAAGCGAGAAAGAATATCCTAAACTTTCTACAATGAATGCGAATGGATTGTGTGAACTCTACTCGAAGGAAATTATTATTGACAGCGAAATGAACCCGAATAGTGGTAAAGAGTTTGCTAAATTTAAAGGATTTGAGAATAAAGTATTAAGGCATGAAATTATACATGCTTTTTTCCACGAATCGGGTTTGGCAGATTATACGACCGATGAAGATTTAGTAAATTGGATTGCATTACAATTTCCAAAGATGTTAAAGGCATTTCAAGAAACGGATTGTTTATAGAAAGGGGTGATCCAAACATGAAACGCTCAAACTATAGTAGCGAGAAAGGTTAGGTGATCCAGAATCGTATCTCCCTCATGACCGGGGTTAAGGTTTTATTTTTACGCATGAAAGGAATGATATTGTGGCAAAATCAGAGTTTCAAAAGCTAAAAGAGAACAAAGTCAGGTTGACACCGGAAGAACGCAAACAATGCATGGATAAAAAAGCAGTCTGGCATTTTAATGGCGGTAGTCCATCACCTGCAGTATGGAAAAGTAAAGACCCAAAGACAGGCAAGACAACATATGTGACTAATACTCACAGAGCCTATAATACAGCTCCAACACTTAAGGGGGCTATAGGAAGGTATCACAAATTTATTAAAGGCACAGCATAGCAATATGCTTTATGACCGAAATGTCGCTTAAACTAAACTAACCCTTGCAGAACGGGATATAAACTTCTGTGTCGCAGTGGAGACACCACAATTAAAAACATAGCGATTGAAAGGAGCAATATGGAATTTTTAAAAGCAATCTTAGGTGACAAGTTTCCAGAATTTGAAGCGGCTATTACTGCATATAACGCACTACCAGAGAACAAAGATAAACAGGTTAAGCTAGCAGACCTTAGCACTGGTGAGTATGTTGGCAAAGGTAAATACACCGCTCTTGAAACGGAAATCTCCAATCTAAAAGAGCAGATTAAGACAAACGAAGGAACCATTGAAACCTTAAAGAAAACCAATAAGGATAATGAGACCTTACAGCAGACGATTAAGGATCATGAAGCTACAATTCAGACCCTTAAAACTACCTACGAAGGCAAGATTAAGGAGTTGACTATCAATACTGCAATCCAGTCCAAATTAACTGATGCAAAATATCCTGAACTTATTTCAGGTAAGTTTGATAAAACAAAATTATCACTTTCCGAAGATGGCACCCAGGTATTTGGTATTGATGAGCAGCTTGTGACTATCAAAGAGCAGTATAAGGATTTATTTACTCCTGTTGTTACAGGCAGAGAACCTAATAATAAAGGTGGAAGTGGAGCTGGGCAGAAGAATCCTTGGAGTAAAGAACATTTTAACTTGACTGAACAGGGTAAATTACTTAAAGATAACCCTGAACTTGCTAAGCAGTTTATGGCAAGTATGTAGCTATCAATTAAATTATAAAGAAAGAATGAGGTAATATATTATGCCAACTAGAATCGCAGATGTAATTGTACCTGAGGTGTTTAATCCTTATATCATTAAACGTACAAATGAATTATCAGCATTATATCAATCCGGAATCGTTCAGCCGGTAGCTGAATTAGAGAACAAATTAAACAAAGGTAACAGATATTTTAATATGCCTTTCTGGAATGACCTTACGGGAGCAGATGAAAGCTTGGAAGATACCGAAGGCTGGGCATTAACTCCTGATAAGATTACTGCTGGACAGGATATGGCGACTCAGTTATTCCGTGGTAAAGCATGGAGTGCTACTGACTTATCTAAAACATTATCTGGTTCGGATCCAATGGCAGCTATTGGTGACTTAGTTGCGGGTTACTGGAATAGAAGAATGCAAGCTGCATTAGTTTCTACATTAAAGGGTGCATTTACAACTATTACAGATACCCATGTTAACAATATTGCTATTGAAGACGGTGCAGCTGCTACTGATACTAATAAGGTTTCCGGTGCAGCAATCGTTGATACCATATCTAAACTCGGTGATGCGCACGAAGTATTAACTGGTATTGTTATGCACAGTATCCCATATTTTAACCTTGTTAAACAAGGCTTAGTTGAAGATGTGAGGGATGCTCAAGGCAATGTCCTTTATAAAGCATACCTAGGAAAGATAATTATAGTTGATGATGGTGTGCCTGTAGTAAATGGTACCACATCTGGAAAGAAGTATACTACATACTTCTTCGGAAATGGTGCTATTGGTTACGGCGAAGGATCTCCTGAATATCCTACAGAAGTTGACAGAGATAAACTTGCAGGCGAAGATATCCTGATCAACAGAAAACACTTTGTTCTTCATCCACGTGGAATTAAATTCACTAATAACACTGTTGCAAAAGTTGCACCTACAAACGCAGAACTTGAAATTGCTGCTAACTGGGGCAAGGTATACGAAGATAAAGACATTCGTATGGTTGCAATGATTACTAACGGCTAAGAGGGGCTTATGCCTCTCTTTCCTTTAATGGAAGGTGATAATATGTCAGCTACAGCATTTCAAAGACGTAGGCGAGAAATCGCTAAACAGAAAAAATCAGAAAAGCAGCTAAGCGAAACAATTCTAAACGAAACAGAGTTAAGCAAATTAAAGAATGATGAATTAAAGGGTTTGCTTGATGAAAAAGGCATTGAATATGACGCCAGGGCTAAAAAAGAAGATCTTATTAAACTATTAAAGGGTGCTGAGTAAAATCAGCTCCCTTTTTTTAAGGAGTTGATGAATAGTGACCGGAGATGAAATGAAAGCGTTGGTTAAATCCAATTTGAATATTGCAGACACGACCAAGGATTTAATTATATCTGATGTTATCCAGGAAGTAATGAATTACTGCAACCTAGCTGAGTTACCGTCCGAACTCGAGCCTTTTATCCGAAAGAAAGTACAAACCATAATCAACTATGAATTGGAGAATGGCACAACCTCTGTATTTGATGTGAAATCCATAAAAGAGGGAGATACGTCAATTACATATAACGAAAACGTTACTAAAGAAACTGTGTACGGCTTATCACCGAATGATAAAAAGAGCCTGCAGTATTTTAGGAGGACACGCAAATGAGTGCTTTGCAAAGATTATGGAAAGATACCATGGAAATATACAGGTATGAAGAGGCTGAGGTTGATGGTGTAACCACAAGTGCAGAAGTATTAAAGTACTCCGATATTAAATGCCATTACAGTAAGGGTAGCTTGACCGATACGGGTACGGATGGAGTTCCAACATTAGTTAACTCATATTCTCTTTTCTGTGCCCTGGAAACTGATTTAAAAGAGGGTGATAAGGTTATTGTTACCCAAAGAAACGGTAGGCAAGTTACTTTATCGGTTGGAGAGGGATTCCCTTATTCAGATCACCAAGAATTCAGAGCGAAACGAGACGGTACTGTATGAATACGAATCAGAGATATAACCAGGCAGCTATTAAAAAATTTCGTAAAGAATTATCGGACATGCTCGATGATATTGCCGAGATCGATATTAATGTACTGAACAAGGCAGTTAACGAGGGTGTCAAGGTCGCAAAGCAGAATACTAATGTAGAAACTGGCTTTATGCGTAAGAACTGGAGATCTACTCCGGCAGTAAAACGTAAAGGTGGCGGAGTTACTAAGACCATGGTAAACACCGCAGATTATAGCTCATTCGTTAATTACGGTCATCGAATCGTAAATCAAGCCGGTGAAACAGTCGGATGGGTAGACGGTCAGTTTATGCTTGAAAAAGCCATAGGAATGGTTGATAAGGAATTGGTAAAGCAGTTTAAAAAAGAAGTAGAGAGGGTGAACAGAGAACATGGTAAATGAGATTAAATCAGCAATCGTTTATAAGTTAAAAGAATTATATTCGACTCATAAAAGGTATACAGACAATGTTCCACAGAACTTCACTCCCCCTGCATTTGTCGTAAAGCAGATTAATCAAGATTATGGCAAGCGTATAAATACCAAAAATAAAGGGCGAATCAGTTACGATATATTATATTTCTCTGATAAGCCAATTACTGCTATTGAATCCGATTGCCAAACCGTACAAGAATTACTGTTCCGTGAATTTGATTTAGTCGGAACATTTAGAGCAATCAATAAAAATGCAACTATTACAGATAATGTGCTGCATTTTACTTTTGATATCAACTATTCAGAAATGAAAGTTGAAACAGTAATACCAATGCAGACACAACAAACAAATACAAATATTTAAGAAAGAAGGTAGAACATGGCAGGAACATGGACCAGTCAAAATAAAGTATTACCTGGGGCGTATTTAAACTTCCTGACTAATTCTCCATTGTCCATTACTTTGGGCGATAGAGGAACGGTCGTAATCTTGCAAGAACTTTCCGTAGGTTTAGCCGGTGAAATGTATGTGATTACTGCTACTGATTCAAATCAGTACCCAGCATTAATTACAGAGGCAGAAAAACTGTTAGTTAACGAGGCTTTAAAAGGCGCACAGACAGTTATTCTTTACAACTTAGGCATTGTGCCTGATGCAGCCGATGTAACAGCAGCACTTGTAGCATTACGAACAGTAGAGTTCAACGTATTAGTTTATCCATATGATGGAGTGACATTCGATGCAATCCAGACATCAATTGCAACATGGGTTAATTCCATGAGAGCAGACGAAGGTGTTAAGATTCAGGCAGTTATGGCGAATCATTTGGCAGACAATGAATCAGTTATCAATGTTACACAAGGCGTTGAGCTAGCTGACGGAACCACTTTAACAGCAGTACAAGCTACCGCATGGGTAGGCGGAATTACAGCCGGAGCCAATATCAATCAATCCAATACCGGTAGAAAATACGTAGGCGCAGTTGATGTAGTGCCGCGCAAGACAAAAACAGAGATGGAAGCAGCAATTACAGCTGGTGAATTTATCTTCAAGGTTGATACAGCACAGAACGTAACAGTAGTATATGATATTAACTCTTTAACTACTACCACAGTGGATAAAGGCGCAGTATTCAAAAAGAACAGAGTTATCCGCACCATTGATGGAATTAACAATGATATCACCGAGATTTTTGAATCTAACTATATCGGCAAGATAAATAACAATGTGGACGGTAGATCATTACTTAGAGCAACGCTCGTTGAATACTTCAATGAACTGCAGAGATTAAATGCAATTCAAAACTTCACTCCAGAAGATGTAATTGTAACTGCTGGAGTAGCATCTGACGCAGTAGTGATTGAGTGCTATATTCAGCCAGTAGACAGTGTAGAGAAGATCTATATTACTGTTAATTTGGCTTAGGAAGGAGGATTAAACCATGTCAGATAATTATACAAGAATAGCTGATACTATTTCTGGGCATGAAGGTAAAGCTTATGTTACTAGAAATGGTCAAAATAGAGAATTGTTTGAATTATCAGCTTTAAGCTCTCAGTTAGACTTAATTGTTGTAGCTAAGAGAATGCTTGGTAACCGAATGACACAACATAAGGTAGTAGGTGCCGAGGGAACAGGTTCTCTAACCATGTATTTTATGAATAGTGAAGCTTTCAACCAGACTATCGAGTATTTAAAAACCGGAAGATATAGCGGTATTAAAGTACAGGTTAAAAATGAGGATCCTACATCAACAATAGGCAAGCAGGAAGTAGTGCTTACTAATGTCATTTTAGCAAGTATTCCAACTGCTATTTTGGATGATAGCTCAGACGATCCTATCACTTTTGATACCGATTTCACTTATGATGGAATTGAAAATCTCGAATCATTCCAGTTACCAGAAAATTATAGATAAGGGGGCTTAAGGCTCCCTTTTTAAGGAGGAAATTACATGGGTTCATTAAATGCATTTTTACATCCAGTACAGATAGAGAATAAAGAAGTTATAGTATCGAATCGGTTCCAGGAAGACGGTAAGCCGGTTCCATTTGTTATCAAACCTATCTCCCAAGATGAGAATAAATATCTTATCAAACAATTTACAAAGAAAGATAAAAAAGGCAATGAGTCATTTGACCGTGCAGAATACATATCAGCATTAACTGCATCAGCAGTAGCATTCCCGGACTTGAAAAATGCGGAGTTACAAAAAGCCTACGGAGTATTAGGTGAATCTTCTTTGTTACAGAAGATGCTTTATGTAGGTGAGTTTGCGATTTTAGCACAAGAGGTTCAGGAGTTGTCTGGACTTGATAAGGATATCAATGAAGATATCGAAGAAGCAAAAAACTAATAAGGGCGAATGATGCTGAGTTTAACTTAGCACATTTTGCCCTGCAAAAATTGCATATACTTCCGTCAGCTCTAGATGCTATGTCTGATAAGGAAAAGGCTTTTGTATATGCCAGTATCATGGTGAGAACGGAAGAAGAAAAGAAACAAGCCTCTAAATTAAAAGCGAAAGGAGGTAGAAGAAGGTAATGCCAAGTTTAAATGCCATGTTTAAGATACTAAATGGATACTCTAGACCAATGGTTCAAATTATTCAGAAAACAGATGAGGCAACAAATAAGATACTAAAAGCCAGTGGTGCGACTGATAATCTTAATAGTAAAATGAAAAATGCTGGAGCCGGAGCAAATGTATTGAGTAGTGGGCTTGGTAAAGTCATAAGTATTGCTGCACTTGCTGCCACAACTATAAAAGGCATGAATATAGCTGATGAATATACAAACACGAGTGCAAGATTAAATTTAATCAATGATGGTCTACAAACGCAGGCTGAATTACAGGAAAAGATATTTGATGCTGCCAATCGTTCAAAGGGATCATACACGGCTATGGCCGGCGCTATATCTAAGATGGGTATTACAGCAAGTGAAGCATTCGGAAGTAATGACGAATTGATAGCGTTTACTGAACTGATTCAGAAAGGCTTTAAGGTTGGTGGCGCAAGCACCACTGAACAACAGTCTGCTATAATGCAATTAACCCAGGCTATGGGAGCTGGAAAACTCCAGGGTGATGAATTTAGGTCCATAATGGAAAATGCTCCAATGATAGCAGATGCAATTGCAAAGTATACCGGTAAATCCAAAGGAGAATTGAAAGAATTATCATCCGAAGGATTGATTACCTCTGATATTATCAAAAATGCTATGTTTATGGCTGCTGATGATATTAATTCTAAGTTTGAAACTATGCCTATGACTTTTGGTGATGCGTGGAACAGAATAAAGAACGGTTCCTTAGAAGCTTTTGCACCCGTAATAGAATCCGTCAATAGATTGATTAATACAGACGGATTTATGAATGGTGTTAATAACATACTTATAGGTATCGGATTAATATCTAGTGTAGTCGGAGGCCTAATTGATTTTATTGTAGCCGGTTGGGACTTAATCGGCCCCTTTGTAATTGCCGCTGCTATCGCAGGGATTATGACACTAACAGGACACTTATGGGCCATGCTGGTACCAGTTCTAGCGCATATTAAAGCCTGGGCGATATTAAACGCTCCTATGATATTAACAATCGCAATAATACTCTTAATCATTCATACATTGAAAGTAATGGGTGTAACTGTGGAAGACATATTTGGTTTTATTGGTGGAGTTGTAGGAATTACTATTGCAGGAATCTGGAATTTATTTTTTGGGCTATTTGAACTTGTTTTAGGTATACTTAATTTCTGGACAAATAAATTTGTAATTTTCGCTAACTTCTTTGCTAATGTATTTCAGAATCCTATATCCTCAGTTATTTATTTATTTCAAGGTTTGGCTGATAATGTCCTGGGCGTAATTGAAAAGATAGCTTCGGCGCTGGATTTTGTATTTGGCTCTAAGATGGCTGAAACTGTTTCAAGTTGGAGAAGTGGATTAAAAGAAATGGCAGATGCTGCAGTAGCTAAGTATGCACCAAATGAAAACTATCAAAAGATAATGGAAACTGTTAATTTTGGAGCAGAGGATTTTGGATTTAAACGTATGGAGTACGGTGCAGCTTGGGACAAAGGTAATAGCGTTGGTAAAGATCTATATGGTGGAATAGCTGATAAATTAAGTGGATTAACCGATATGTTTTCAAAAGACAGCACTAATATGGATGATTTTGGTTCAAATACTAATCCTTTATCTGTAGTTGGAACTGGATCCGGAGGCAAGGTTGATGTTGACATGTCAGACGAAGATCTAAAATACATGAGGGATATAGCAGAGCGAGATTACATTAATAAATTTAGCACTGCAACATTAGCTCCAAATATACAGGTAACCTTTGGCGATGTTCATGAAACAGCTGATACTGATGCTGTGACTGGAAGAATTAAAGCTATATTGCAAGAGGAAATTGCAACTGCTAGTGAGGGGGTTTATGATGTCTAATTACGCAATCTTTTTTGATTATGATAATAAAACTTATAGGCTCCCTGTTAATCCTGAACAGATAGAAACAACCAGTGTACAAGCTATTGAAAAATATGAGATACTAAAGCTTGGACAAATAGCAGTGCCTGCCCATATGGAATTAATAGAGTATTCTTTTGAAGTGGAATTACCTCATGAGCCTTTGCACTACGTTGAAACAGCCAATCAATTCCAGGATGCAGATTATTATCTTAATTTGTTTAAGAAATGGCGAGGCGAATTAAAGCCGATTCGATTTATAGCATCTAATGGAGTTGGTGATGATATTAGAACATTAGTGTTAATGGAGGAAGTTCCAACGGTTGAGAAAGCCGGAGAAGAAGGGGACAAATACGTTTCATTTAAACTGTTAGAATATAGAGACTATAAAGCATATCCTGCAGCGCCTTTAGAAAAGGATTCTTCATCCGGGAAATACAAGAAAAAGAAAGCGGCAGTTACAATGACTAACCCAAAAAGTACGGGTTCACATGTCGTTAGATCAGGTGATACTCTTTGGGCGTTGGCCAAGAAATATTATGGTAATGGTAATATGTATACTAAAATCTATAATGCCAATAAAGTTCTTATTAAAAATCCAGGACTCATTAAGCCTGGTTGGAAGTTGGTGATTCCAAAATGATTGAGTTTTTAGTTGATATTGATGGAAAAATGTTTGAGATAAGTGAGCTTGTTAAATCCGTATCGTATACAGATAAATTAAATGACGGATGCAGCAAGCTCGAATTTTCCTATATTGATGATAATTTAAAGATCCGTAATGGTGGCGTGGTCAGATTTATTAATGATGATGTTAAATTTTACGGATACATATTTAAACACGGACAGAATAAAAAGAAAGAAATTACAGTTACAGCATATGATCAATTAAGATACTGCAAGGCAAAAGATATCATAGTATTAAAAAACGATACTGCTACTACGCTAACCAATAAAATGTGTAACTATTTTAGTTTAAGAAAAGGAACGCTGTCAGATACGAAATACACCTTGCCTATATCGATACAGGACGATAAAACTTGGTTAGATATCATTTATAGTGCAATATCAGACACCTTAACTAATAAGGGCAAATGGTATTCTCTAAGGGATGAATTAGGTACCATATCATTAAGAGATTTGGAAGATTTAAAACTTGATTTAGTACTAGGCGATGAAAGTTTAGTATATGAATTTGATTATCAAAAATCAATTGATGATAATTTTTATAATCTAATCAAGTTGGCGAGTGAAAACGAATCAACAGGCAAAGTAGACACTTTTGTAGCAAAGGATAGTAACTCAATGTATAAGTATGGAATTTTACAGTACTTCGAACTTCTTGATGCTAATACTAATGCTTCACAAGCAAAATCTAAAGCTGATATGTTGTTAAAATTACACAACCGCGAAACTGAGACCTTAACACTTAATTGCCTAGGCGATTCCAGGGTAAGAGCTGGTAGTAGTTTCTATGGATCCATAGAAGATATAGCATTAAATAAAAGGTTGATTGTTCGGTCAGTTACACACGAATTTCTTCCAGTCCATACCATGCAGATTGAGGTGGCTATATGATAAATGAAATTAAAATTATAGTACAGAATTACCTGAACAATGCTAAACTATGCGCATTGCAAATTGGGACAGTCACAGCTGACGGTATTAAAATAAGCGATAAACTGACTATTCCAAGCGAGCTTATTGTAGGCAATCTCAAAAATAATCTTATGCCAGGACAGAAAGTCAGGTTATTACGAAATCATGGTGGACAGCAATTTTTTATCCTGGAGGTGACTGAATGATACCAGAAGGGTTAATTGATACAGATTTAGAGATAACAGAAGATTTAGAAACCACTAAGACATATAAAATATCAGATGTTAACATTCAAGGTTTTACAGACAATATAGAAGCATTAAAACAGGCTATATACAAGGTGCTAAATACTGAAAAGTATGAGTACCCAATATATAGCTTTTCTTATGGCATTGAATTGGAAAGTCTTATCGGAAAAGAACCTGCATATGTCAGGGTTGAACTGAAAGGAAGAATTAGAGAATGTTTGCTCCAGGATGAAAGAATAACAGGTGTAGATAATTTTAGCTTTACCGTTACCGGTGATGAACTGTTATGTACCTTTGATGTAATCAGTATATATGGCAATCTAACTATAACTAAGGAGGTGAATGTTTAATGTTTGAAACAATGACATTTGAAAATATTTTGGCTGATATGCTTAGTAGGGTGCCTAGCGACGTAGATAAAAGAGAGGGTTCTATAATTTATGATGCCTTAGCACCGTGTGCATATCAGTTGGCACAGACATATTTTAATCTTAATAACTTCATCGACTTAGTTTCAGGAGATACTGCTGTGGGTGAATATCTGGACCGTGTAGTGGCTGATTATGGAATCACTAGGAAGGCTGCTACATATGCTATTAGGCAAATAGAAACTAACGGACCTGTTGGGATTGGTACTAGATGGGGATTGGCGGACACTACTTACATAATAACTGAACTTGTTTCTGCAAACGTCTACAAGGCTCAATGCGAGCAGTTAGGAGAGATAGGCAATACATACAATGGACAGCTTGAAAATATTGATAATGTAAATGGAATATCCGCTACATTGACAGATATAATTACTTCCGGTGAAGATGAGGAAACTGATGATAATTTACGATTAAGATTTTATAATCAAATCCAAACGCCTTCTACTTCTGGTAATGCAGACAACTATAAACAATGGGCCTTAGAAGTACCCGGATGCGGAGATGCTAAAGTTTTTCCACTTGCAGATGGACCAGGCACTGTTAAAGTATTAGTAGTTGATGAAAACATGGAAATAGATGCGACTTTGCCAACTGCTGTATTTAATTACATTGAATCAGTACGTCCGATAGGTGCAACCGTAACTGTGGAAAATCCTATTGGAAAGGTAATAGATATTACTGCTAATGTTGAGTTAGATGGCTCTAAGACATTGGCAGATGTCCAAACCGCTTTTATTGCTGCCGTAACCGCATATTTGAGAGAGACTGTATTTGATACTTACAGTGTAAGCTATGCTCGAGTAGGAAGTCTACTATTGGCAACAGAAGGTGCACAAGATTACAATACATTACTTATTAATGGTGGTACCGCCAATATAACAATACTTAATACTGAAATGCCATTGACCGGAACAATTACATTAACGGAGGTGGTATAGCATGGATTTAATGATGTTATTGCCACCGGTGTATTCAGGAAATACCAAGATGGAAGAGCTGCAGAGTATTTTATCTGCAGATATAAATAACTTGGCAAGTAATTTTAATGAGACAATAGACGAATGTTTTGTTAATTCAGCCAGTGCATTACTAAGCCGGTATGAAAAGATTTATGGCATCCAGGTTGACGTAAGTAAATCCAATGAGTTCCGCCGAGAACGCATCCGGGCCAAGATAAGAGGAATTGGAACAGTAACTAAACAGATGATAGTAGATGTTGCCAGTTCATATTCCAATGGAGAAGTTGAAGTTATAGAGGATAATGCAAGTTATTCCATTAAGATTAAATTTATCGGTACTAAGGGTATTCCGGGAAATATGGCGGACTTGTCAGTTACCATAAATGAGATAAAGCCTGCACATTTGGCATTTACGTTTGAATATACTTATAATACCTGGTCGGCAGTAATGGGGAATTTATGGGGAGATGTAACTGCAATGACTTGGTATGAATTAAGTACAATATAGAAAGGGTGATGAAATGCAACAAACAACAAATTTTGGGTTACAGAAACCAGAACCTTTAATTGATAATGTAGACATTAATGTAATTAATAATAATATGAATATTATTGATGAAGAAATTGCCAATAGAGCTCCTTCCGACCATGGACATACCGTTGCAGACATTACAGACTTCCCTGCATCAATGCCTGCAAGTGGTGGTAATGCAGATACGGTAGATGATAAACATGCTAGTGATTTTGTAAATGCAATCGCAGTGTATAGTGATACATCACAAATAGACCCTAATACTACACAATACAGTTTAATTTTAACAAACCATCCTAATGCTCCTAAAACAGGATTGTGGTATATACACACTTTATTTTATTCCACTAAGACTACGGGTAGGGCACAAATAGCAATGTCTTATAATGCTGTTGAAACTATATACATTAGGTACTTCTACAATAATGTGTGGAGTTCGTGGGCACCTATGGCTAAAGAGTCACACACGCAAGCAGCAAGCACTATTACAGGAGGTACCTTAGCAGGTACGATTACAGCCAATGCGTCTGCCGTATCTGTATTAACAACAGCACAAGTACGTAATATAAAGGCTAGCACAACTGATTTAACAGCTGGTTCTTCGGCTCTGACTACTGGTGAACTCTACATTGTGTATGAATAGAGGTGATGTAGATGGCTAAAGGAATGTATATTGGTGTTGGTGGTGTAGCACGAAAAGGAAAGAAAGCATATGTCGGTGTAAGCAATGTAGCTAGAAAAGTTAAGAAAGTTTATGTAGGCGTTGGGGGAGTTGCTAGGTTGTGTTATAGTGCTGGTATATCAGTTGTGTCTGGAGTGCCAGACCTTAGTATTAATAGATCATATTATGCATCTGGTTCTACCGGTACGTCTTACGCGTTAATATGTGGTAGTCAATCGCCAAGTGGTGATAATACAGTAGATGCATATTCTAGCT